GACCCTATCCCAAGTACCCATCAAAGGAGTCAAGGATAGCAGACACTTCAGGTATGTTTGATGATGAGGGACAATATGTTTACCCTGAAGGTAGTGGATTTAATTGGGTGGAGAAATGTGATCCTAATCACGAGGGATATCTTCCAGGTGGTAAAGTATCGTAATGGAATTTGATAAGGAGTTCTCTGTAGATCACTTAGTCTTTAAGACAAGGTGTTGTAGAGTATGTGGTGAAGAGAAAAGTCTGATAGAAGACTTCTACCTTACTAGGAAGTCTAGAGGTAAACTGGCATCTAGCTACTCATATGAATGTAAAGTCTGTACTATTAATAGAATACGAGAGAAAAGAAAGGATAAGTCACCAAACGAATCATACCCTGACTGGTAGTTCACGCATCGTTTCCCCACTGAAACATTAGGTTTAGATAAATAAATTTAGACAAATCTGGATCTTCATTCGGAGAGGTAATTAAATGGCAGGGCAAGTATCACCTGGAGTTGTTATTAAGGAACGTGACCTTACTAACGCTCGTATAGACTCAACAATTGATAATGTTGGAGCATTAGTTGGACCGTTTGAGCGAGGTCCAGTAAATCAGATGGTGAATATCACCAATGAGAAATCGCTTCTAGAATATTTTGGTAAGCCAAACTCAAGCAATGCAGAGTTTTGGTTCACCGCAACAAACTTCCTTTCATATGGTGGACAGCTACAGGTTGTACGTATCGGATCTTCTGCGTTAGTTAACGCTGTATCTGATAGTGCTTCTGCTGTACTAATAGAAAGTGACACAGACTATGCTACCAATCATTTTGATGGTGCCCAGTCATTCCACTATGCCGCTAAGTATGCTGGTACATATGGAAACAACATCAGCGTTCACGTAGTAGACCACGGTTATGACTTTGATCTAACTGTAAGTGCAGCTACAACTGCTGCTGCTGGTACTACTGTATACCAAGACAACGGTGTTACTGGTAAATTATTTGTAGATCCTGCTGGTGGTACTGCTCTTAAAGTATTTGAAACTAACGGTAACCTTGTAACAGGTACTGGTAATCTACTGATTCAGAACACAGGTGCTACAAACACAACACTTGACGGTGCTGTAGCTGCAGCTGCTGCAACTATCACAGTTACATCTGCTACTGGTATTGCTACTGGTGAGTATCTACAACTTAGTGGTGGAGAGATCGTTAAGGTAACTGATACTGCTTCTGCTCCTCAACTCTCAGTTGATCGTGGACAGTTTGGTACTACAGCTGCTGATCATCTTGACACTGCTACTGTATACGAACTTGCTGCTGTAAACGTTACTGTTTCTACTAAGTGGTGGGATACAGTTAAGGTTTCTGGTACAGACATCAACTGGAACACTCTTGTTTCAAGACCTGGTACATCTACATATGCTTCTAACTTCGGTTCTAAGTATGACGAACTAAGTATTGTTGTTCTAGATGCTACTGGTGCAATCTCTGGTACTAAGAACACAGTTCTTGAGAAGTTCCAAAACTTATCTAAGTCTGCTGATTCACAGACTACAGAAGGTGCAGATAACTATTACGCTAACATCCTTCGCTTTGCTTCTACTTACCTATGGTTTGGTAAGCACGATACTACTAACACAACAGGTTCATACGGTGGTTATACAACTGCTGCTTGGGGAAGCGGAATCCAATCTGGTACTAACTACACAATTTTAGGATACCAATCCTATACATTTGCTGGTGGATTAGACGGATATACAGTTACTGCTGGTGATCTTAACGGTGGTTATGATCTATTTGCAGACACTGAATCAATCAATCTAGACTTCATCCTTGCTGGTCCTCTTTTAAGTACCAGAGTAGATTCAATCTCCGTAGCACAGAAATGTATAAACATTGCTTCTGCACGTAAGGATTGTATGGCATTCGTCTCACCTTATAAGGGTGCAGTCATTGGCACACTTGCTACAAGCACTGATGCACAGAGAGATAACGTAATTGACTTCTTTGATGGAGTTGGTTCTTCTACATCTTATGCAGTGTTTGATTCTGGTTGGAAGTACATCTACGACAGATTCAATGATACCTATCGCTACGTACCTTGCAATGGTGATATTGCTGGCTTGGCTGTTCAAACCGCTAATGACTTAGATCCTTGGTTCTCACCAGCTGGATTTAACAGAGGTAACATCCGTAACGTAATCAAACTAGCATACACACCTGCTAAGTCTGATAGAGACAAGTTATATCAAGCACGTGTAAACCCAGTTTCTAGCTTCGAGGGTCGTGGTACTGTTCTCTTTGGAGACAAGACTGCACTCAGCACACCTAGTGCATTCGATAGAATTAATGTTCGTCGTCTGTTCTTGGTTGTCGAGAAGCAAGTTGAGAACCTCGCTAAGAATGTTCTCTTCGATCTAAACGATGACGTTACACGTTCATCCTTCGCTAACGCTGTTGGTGGTTATCTTCGTGAGATTCAAGCACGTCGTGGTCTAACTGACTACCTCGTAATCTGCGACGAGACAAACAACACAGGCGATGTCATAGATCGCAACGAGTTTGTTGCTGAGATATACCTCAAGCCTTCTCGTTCTATCAACTTTATTACAATTACATTCGTTGCTACCCGTACTGGCGTAAGTTTCGATGAGATTGTAGGTAGATAGAGATTCACTCCCGCTAAATAAATTTACAGAGGTCAATAGCAAATGGCAGTCACAAGTAATGTAAAGGACTTCCTCTCGAAAGTACGGAGTGGAGTCAAGCCTAATCTGTTTAGGGTCAAGTTAGATTGGCCAGCAGCTTTAGGTGTATCACAGTCAGACAGAGAACTTGGATCATTCCTATGTAAGAGTGCAGCACTTCCTGCCTCTAACCTAGGAGTTATCGATGTTCCTTTCCGTGGAAGAGTTGTTAAGGTAGCTGGAGACAGAACCTTTGACACTTGGTCAGTTACTATCATCAACGATACTAACTTCAGACTACGTAATCTCTTTGAAGGATGGCTACAGGCAATCAACGCACACGAAGATAACGTTGCTGCATTGGTTAACCCTGATGGTGGTGGAACAGGATACACAAAGGATCTTGTAGTACATCAACTAGGACGTAATGGCGAAGATCGTCAGGACAACTATGTTAAGTCTTACAAGCTCTGGGGATGTTTTCCAACTCAGATTTCACAGATTGATCTTGCATATGATAGCAATGATCAGATAGAAGAATTCACTGTAGAGATGCAAGTTCAATACTGGACTGCTGGTGATAATCCTGAAGAGTATGATAATGGCATTAATTAGATAGCCTAAATACCTTTATAGGAAAAGGTATTACACCCTTATTATGGCTCAATTATTTGGATTCTCTATTAAGAGAAAGGAGGGACCGAAGGGTCAATCCCCAATCCCTCCAAGTCAAGATGATTCAATCACCACAATTGCTGGTGGTTACTTTGGACAATATGTAGACCTAGATGGCGGTGCATCATCTCGTAACGAGTACCAGTTGATACGCCGTTATCGTGATATGGCTTTGCATCCAGAAGTGGATACGGCTATCGATGAAGTAGTTAATGAAGCTATTATATCTGATCTTGATGACACACCTGTACAGATAGAACTATCTAATCTGAACGTAGGAGAGAATATTAAGACTAAGATACGAGAAGAGTTTGAAAATTGCAAGCGTCTATTAGGTTTCGAGCAAAGAGCTCACGAGATATTTCGTCGTTGGTATATTGATGGTAGACTTCACTACCATAAAGTAATCGATCTAGCTAACCCCAAGTTAGGTATAACAGAACTTAGGTATATCGATCCGCTTAAAATAAAGAAGGTAAGAGAACTAAGGGATAAGAAAGATCCTAATGAAGCAAAGAGAGCTGGTAAAGAACCTACAGTTCTGGATTTAGATTTCGGTAAGCACGAAGAATACTACATCTACAATCCAAAAGGATTCCTCAATATGAATGGTCCTGAGCAAAAGGGCATTCGTATGGCAGAGGATTCTATTGCTCACGTAGATTCTGGTCTACAGGATCTAAACCAAAAGATTACACTATCATTTTTACATAAGGCTATCAAGTCACTCAATCAACTTAGGATGATTGAGGATGCACTTGTCATTTATAGACTGTCCCGTGCTCCAGAGCGTAGGATATTCTACATTGACGTAGGTAACCTGCCAAAACAAAAAGCGGAACAATACCTCCGTGATGTAATGAATAGGTATCGTAACAAGCTTGTATACGATGCTAACACTGGTGAAATCAGAGATGACAAAAAGCATATGTCGATGCTTGAGGATTTCTGGTTACCACGCAGAGAGGGTGGTAGAGGCACAGAGATCTCTACTCTTCCTGGTGGGCAAAACCTTGGTGAGTTAAAGGATGTGGAGTACTTCCGCACCAAACTTTTCAAGTCGCTCAACTTACCCCCCAGTAGACTCGATGGAGAAAAAGGATTTAGTCTCGGAAGAAGTAATGAAATTCTTCGTGACGAACTTAAATTTTCCAAGTTCGTCGGTCGCTTGCGTAAAAAGTTTTCTGTTCTGTTTGATGATCTTCTAAAGACTCAACTCGTTCTAAAGAGAGTTATCTCTCTCGAAGAGTGGGAAGAGATGAGAGAGCATATTCAATATGACTATCTCTTTGATAATCACTTCAATGAACTGAAAGATGCGGAGCTAATGAACAACCGCCTTGACTTAGTTGTCAAGATGGAACCTTACATTGGACGCTACTTCAGTGCTGAGAATATTAAGAAGAAGATTCTACAACAGTCTGATACGGAAAGGTTAGAGATAGAAGCAGAAATTAAGAAAGAACGTGCTTCTGGATTGATACCAAGCATCGTTCCAATTGATGCAATACTCCCTGAAAACCAGCCAACTGAGGACACAAGTTCCTTAGAACGCTAAATAAAAATATATTCTGAATATTATGGACAAAGTTACACCAGAAACTTCCGCACGTGCGGCTGTAGATGCTATCGCTGATGGCAACCGTGCAGCTGCTGTTGATGCTATCAACAACTTAATGTATGGGAAGTCGGCTGAGACATTAGATCAATACTCTGATGTACTAGCTAAGTCATACTTCGGAGATATGGAACTTCCAGATGCTCCAGATGAAACACCAGTAGATGATGAAGCCCCTGGCACACCATCTTCTGTAGAACCAGAAAACAACTCAGAACCAAAAACTGATGAAACTGATATCGGAAACACTAACTGAGGGTCTTAACTACCTGACTGAAACTAAGAACGGTAAGAAATCCCAGTATATTGAAGGTGTCTTTTTACAAGGCGAACTTAAGAATCGTAATAACAGGGTATACCCTATTAACATTCTTGAGCGTGAAGTAAATAAGTACATCGAAGAGCACGTCAATAGAGATCGTGCTGTCGGTGAGCTTGGTCACCCCGATGGTCCTACTATTAACTTAGATAGGGTATCTCACAGAATCGTTTCCCTCCGCAAAGAAGGTAATAACTTCGTAGGTAAGGCAAGAATCCTTGGCACACCTATGGGTAAGATTGCACAGAATCTATTAGATGAAGGTGTACGTCTTGGAGTTTCTTCTAGAGGTTTAGGTACTGTAGATAAAAGAGAAGGTACTTCCTTCGTAAGAGACGACTTTATGCTAGCTACTGCTGCTGACATCGTTGCCGACCCCTCCGCACCTGATGCTTTCGTTGATGGCATTATGGAAGGTAAAGAGTGGGCCTGGGTTAATGGCGTTGTCAAGGAGGAGAAGATTGCTAAATACCATAAGTTCATCTCCGAAAGTGAGCTCCGTGATCTAGAGGCACGGAAACTCAAGGTGTTCCAGAACTTCCTTGGAACTCTCTGATTTATAAATAACTCTTAGACATAAACAGTATAAAAGCTTAACAGAGGTCAACCCCGATGTCCGAAATTTTGAACGAAAAGTTTGAGGAACTTATTAGTGAATCTGGTCTTCCCAGTGCAACAGTTCCTGGGAGCGAACCAGTAGCCCCATCCACCCAAAGCAAAACTGCGGTAAACGCAAAAGCAGCAGCAGGTGATCAGGCTTCAGGTAAAGTAGAACCATCATTGGTGCCTGGTCAGGCAATCCAAGATTTAGGTGGACCTACTCCTACACATAATCATCCGCAAGATGACTCCAACAAGTTGGATAAGAATGCGACTAAGGACGGTGTGAGCGATGCTCAAACTGGTGGCGGTAAAGACGAGCCATCAGGATCTGATCCTAAGCTTGCTGACAAGATCACATACGGTACTAAGAAAGAAGATATCGATGTAGATCTAAGTGCTGACGTTAAGGCACTCTCCGAAGGAGAAGAACTGACAGAAGAGTTCTTGAAGAAAGCATCAACAATTTTTGAAGCAGCAGTTAAATCTAAAGTTGTTTCTATTGTTGAAGAACTCGAAGTACAGTATAGCGAAAAGCTTGCCGAGAACACCGAAAAAGTTCGTGCGTCCTTGGCCGAAGAAGTTGATGGTATCTTAAAGTACACTAGCCAACGTTGGTTAGAAGAAAATCAAGTTGCTATTGACACTGGTCTCAAAGTTGAGATCACTGAGTCGTTCATCAAAGGTCTGAAGGGACTCTTTGAAGAGCACTATATTGACGTGCCTGAGGGCAAAGAAGATGTTCTAGAATCTATGAACACTTCGCTTCGTGAAATGGAAGACCGCCTCAATGAACAGATTGATGCGAACGTGAAATTGTCAAAACAAGTCTCAAGTCAAGTCAGAGGAGGCATTGTCTCCGAGATGAGTGAAGGACTTACAGATACACAGAAAGAGAAGTTCGCTGATCTTGCTGAAGCTGTAACCTTTAAGGATGAATCATCCTACAGAGAAAAACTAACCACTATCAAGGGATCATACTTTACTGAGAAAGCACAAGTTGCTGAAGCAGTAAAAGAAGAGCCACTTGAAGGTGTCAGCACCGAGTACGCACCAGTTATGCAAGCATATCTGAATGCAATCGGAAACGCTGTTAATAAGTGATATCTACATTATAAACATTAATCTATTCTAGTAATTAAAGATGGACACCCGTCAATTACAGGAGAAGTGGTCACCTGTCTTAGGACATAAGGATCTTCCAGAAATTAAAGATTCTCACCGTAGACAAGTTACTGCAACTATCCTAGAAAATCAAGAGAAAGCTCTTAAAGAAGAGCACAATATGCTTACAGAAGCAGCACCTATCAACTCTGTTGGTGCTGATGGTCTTAAGTCTTCTCACGGTTCTTCAGGTCTAGCTGGATTCGATCCAATCCTAATCAGCTTGATCCGTCGTGCTATGCCAAACCTCGTTGCATACGACGTTTGTGGCGTACAGCCAATGAGTGGTCCTACTGGACTTATCTTCGCAATGCGTTCACACTACAACGACAGAAGTGGTGCTGAGGCATTATTCAATGAGCCTAACCCAGGTTTCTCCGCAGTTGGAGACGCTTCTGGTGCAAACGCTTATGACCCTACAGCTGGTTACGTAGATCCTGGTGGTGGTGGAGATGGAAGTGGAACTGCTGCTTCTGCTGACAACACTGCTGAAGGTAACAACCCTGCAATCCTTAACGACTCCACAACCTACCCTAGTGCTGGTGCTGGTTTCCGTTATGAGAACACACAAGGTAGTGCAAGAGACTATCTAGAAGCATTAGGAACATCAGGTTCTCCTGATTTCCGTGAAATGGCTTTCACAATCGATAAGGTATCGGTTACTGCCAAATCACGTGCTTTGAAAGCAGAGTACACCTTAGAACTTGCTCAAGACTTGAAGGCGATTCACGGTCTAGATGCTGAAACTGAGTTAGCAAACATTCTCTCTTCTGAGATCCTTGCTGAAATTAACAGAGAAGTCATCAGAACTGTTTATCTCCAAGCAAAAGTTGGAGCACAAAATAACGTAGCTAACGCTGGAATCTTCAACCTAGACACCGACAGTAATGGTCGTTGGTCTGTTGAGAAATTCAAAGGTTTGATTTATCAAATCGAAAGAGACGCTAACGCTATCGCACAGCAAACTCGTAGAGGAAAGGGCAACTTCATCCTTTGTTCTGCTGACGTTGCTTCTGCACTCAATATGGCTGGTGTACTTGATTACACACCTGCTCTATCAACAAATGGTCTACCTGATGATACAGGTAATACATTCGTTGGAACACTTAATGGTGGAGTTAAAGTTTACGTTGATCCATATTCAGCGAACTTGGCTAACGATCACTTCTATGTTGCTGGTTATAAGGGTTCATCTCCTTATGATGCAGGAATGTTCTACTGCCCATATGTACCCCTACAGATGGTAAGAGCAGTGGATCAAGGATCCTTCCAACCAAAAATTGGATTCAAAACTCGTTACGGAGTTGTTGCAAACCCATTCGTATTCAAGGCAGACGGATCTGCTGTTGGAGAAGATGTTATTGCAGCCTCTGGAGTTGGAAGAAACCAGTACTACAGACGTGTTCTTGTTCGCAACCTTATGTGATCTATTATCACAATATATCAAAAGAGACTCCTTGTGGGTCTCTTTTTTTATGCTATAATTATAACTATGATTAGACACTCACAATATTATTCTGATAATGATCGAAGATCAGCACTCGTTGTCGAAGAAGACGACGGAAGATTCTGTGCTATATGCGTTGAGTACGATCGACGTTGTATACGTGCGACCGATTTTATTAAGGGGGCTACTTCTTCTTATCATCGCTACTACGACAATTTAATATACTGCGAAGACTTTGCTGAAAACTGGGTTCAATATAAGGACTAAATAGTGGTGTAAAGAACTGATTATGTTATGCCAGCTAACTGGGTTAGTCAGCAACCATCTAACAGGAACTTCCTTTCACCAGTTGGTTTTAAACTGGATCTGGATATATTTCCTAGCGTAGATTTTTTCTGTCAACAAGCCTCTATACCAGATATCACTTCCGTTGTGAATGAGGTATCTACACCTAGGCGACGTTTGCCTATACCTGCTTCTGGTGGTACATCCTTTGGTGACTTCCAAGTACAATTTCTAGTAGACGAAGATCTAAAAAATTACTTGTCTATCTGGAACTGGATCAACGATACTACCCTAGCGTATGAACCAGACACTAATAAGGAAGTACAGTTTGCCACAGGACAACTATTCATATTAACCAATCAGTTAAATCCTAACTTCTATCTCAACTTTAATGACCTATTTCCTGTGTCATTAACTACACTACCACTTAATGTGGCAGCTACTGATATAGAATTTTTACAAGCAACGGTTACTTTTAAGTATTCGTTCTATGAGTTCTTGAATATGGAATCCCGTAAGTATGTCCCTTCTTGATGAATTAAAAGACCAGTGGAGAAAAGACTCCACTATTCTTGATGGTAATGATGGCTACCCAGACTTTCTAAAAGCCTGTAATGAAACTCCCTATCTACATTCTAAGTACTTAGATCAGTACGTAGATTGGAAACATAAGCTACTGGACAAAGAGTTTGAACTTAAGTTCAAGCTAAAAGAAAAGTGGATGTACTACAAAAAGAAAGCACCAGCTTCAGCGTATAAAGATATTCCCTTTGATTTAAAACTAACCACTAGAGATGAGGTGGAGATGTTTCTTGATGCAGATGAAGATCTAGCTAAGATTAAAGCAAGGATTGAATTCTTTAAAATTATACTATATTTTTTAGAGTCTGTACTCAAGCAAATCTCCGCACGTCAATACCAAATTAAAAACGCTATTGAGTGGGAGAAATTCAGAAGTGGCTAACATTATTCTACAAAAAAAGAACGAAGTCTACAACGTAGTCAAGGCAGAGGAACACGTACACAGAGAACTTTCTGAGTATTTTACCTTTGATGTTCCTGAGGCAAAATTTATGCCACTGTATAGGAACAAGGTATGGGACGGTAAGATACGTTTATACTCACCTGGCAACGGTGAGATCTACGGTGGATTGACTGAGCATATCCAGCAGTGGTGTGCAGCAATGAAGTACACACTAGACTTTCAAGACAATGACCATTTTGGTCCTCCATATGAAGTAAACAATATATCACAGATGGCAGTACGTATGTTTATGAAGAACATACTTAAGAATAGTAAGTTTGAAAAGATAGAACCACGACCATATCAGATAGAAGGTGTCACTCTGGCACTTAGATACAATCGTAAACTATTACTTTCTCCTACGGGTTCGGGGAAATCCTTGATGGTGTATGCGATTACGAGATTTCACGTAGCCCAAAGAAGGAAGGTACTGCTTGTTGTTCCTACTACTTCTCTTGTAGAACAGATGTATCAAGATTTTATAGAGTATGGATGGAATGTCAAGAAACATTGTCATAAGATTTATGCGGGTGCGGATAAGTATGCTAAAGCAAATGTAACGATAACCACTTGGCAGTCCATATACAAGGAACCTAGAAAGTTCTTTGAGAAATATGATGTGGTATTAGGTGATGAAGCTCACCTGTTTAAATCCAAGTCACTGACTAAGATTATGACCAAGCTTCATTCCTGTAAGTATAGAATTGGTTTCACTGGTACACTGGACGGTACGCTTACACACAAGTGGATACTTGAAGGGTTGTTTGGTCCGTGTGAACAGCTCATCAAAACAAAACAATTGATGGACAAGGGTCATCTTACACCATTGAAAGTGAAGTGTCTAGTGCTTAAGCACGAGTGGGGTACGTTCGATAGCTATCAAGATGAGATAGATTACCTCATATCACACGAGAAAAGAAACAACCTTATAAAGAATCTATGCATAGATCTCCGTGGAAACACTCTAGTCCTCTTCAATTACGTGGAGAGACACGGAGAACCGCTTTACAATTTGATAAATAATAGTACTGAATCTCGTAAAGTCTTCTTCGTACACGGAGGAGTTGATGTAGAAGATAGAGAAGAAGTAAGAAGAATCACCGAACTAGAGGAAAATGCTATCATCGTTGCGTCCTATGGGACTTTTAGTACTGGTATCAATATTAAGCGTTTGCACAATATCGTGTTCGCAAGCCCCAGTAAATCCCGTATTAGAAACCTCCAATCAATTGGTAGAGTCCTTCGCAGGGGAAAAGGTAAAACCGTAGCTACACTCTACGATATTAGCGATAATATCTCACGTGGAGAGTGGAAGAATTTTACCTTTAAACACTTTGAAGAACGACTTAAAATTTATGCCGATGAAAATTTCGACTATGAAATTATAAAAGTTCAAACCAAATTCTAGCCTATGGAAAAGGAAATCCAATTCACACCTGACAAACCAGACTACGATTTTATTGGTTCACTCAAATTGTTGACTGGTGAAGAGCTCATTTCTGGAGTAACGTTTCCTCCTGAGGATGACTCTGTTGTATATCTTCATAATCCTATGCAAGTGTTAGAAGCAAATGCGTCGGATCGATCCACAACGATTAAAGGATTCAAGCTAGATCTATGGATGAAGTCTTGTATGTCACAAGACGAGACATTTGTTGTAGAACGTGCTAAGATAGTAGCAATGACGACGGCGGTTAAACCGATTGCCGATTTTTATCAGGAGAATATTGAGATGGTCTTCCGAAATTCTATTCCTAATAGGATAAGACCCACACTCGAAATGGGTAACCTAGGTTCTATCAATAAAGCTAGGAATTTATTTGAACGGATGTATAGGACCTAATGTCCCCTTCACAGCGACACTGTTATTCTATACAGATTCAAAGTACTTGTCAAGCCCTTAGGCAATGTGCTATAATAACGATACAAAAGGAAACATAAAATGGCAATGCGATCTAAAGTCAAGACGGAGTATTACGTCAACAATAAAGACTTCTTGGCTGCTATCGTAGCGTACAGAGAGAAAGTACAATTTGCTAAATTGAATGATCTTCCTCGACCTCGCCTCACCCCTTACATTGCAGAGTGCTTCTTAAAGATAGCTACGCACCTGTCATACAAACCAAACTTCGTGAACTATATGTTCAGAGAGGATATGGTCTGTGATGGCATAGAGAACTGCCTACAGTATGTTGACAACTTTGATCCAGAGAAATCCAAGAATCCTTTTGCATACTTCACACAAATAATTTACTACGCATTCTTACGTAAGATCCAGAAAGAGAAAAAGCAACTGGAGATACGTACCAAACTAATCGAGAGATCAGGATATAGTGAAGTGTTGCACTCTGACAAATTTGATGGTACAATGAGTGGGATGGGTAGCTCCGATTCGGATATGAACTCCATCAAAGAAAACATTGAAATCAGAATGTCTAGATGAGACTGACACAAGATGTGATCGACAAGATCCAAATTGCAATGACCCACACCAAGATGAATGGTGAAACGAATTGGAAAGATGGAGACGAGATTGACGTTTGTCTTGCTGGTGCATTTGCTGGCGATCGTTTTATTACTATAATAAACAGAACACGTAGCAACACAACTAAAAAATGAAAGTAGGTATCATCACCGACCAACATTTTGGTAGCCATAAAGGTAGTCAGGTATACCTAGATTACTACTCAGAATTTTACGATAATATATTCTTCCCGTGGTTGAAGAAGAATAAAATAACCACTCTACTAGATCTAGGAGATACGTTTGATAATAGAAAGAGTATAGACTTCGTTACCTTGCAATGGGCAAGAAGATACTATGACACTCTCAGAGCTATGGATATTACTGTCCATACTATCGTAGGTAACCATACAGCATACTATAAAAATACAAACGATCTTAACACATTGTATATGTTATTGTCTGAATATGACAATGTGTATTGTTATCAGGATGCTCTTGATCTAGATATAGGAGGTACCTCTATACTATTTGTACCTTGGATATGCCCCGATAATTATGACAAATCTCTTAAGACTATACAACAAAGTACTTCTAAAGTCGCAATGGGTCACCTTGAGCTCAGTGGCTATCTTGCTCGTCCTGGCTTCGTCTACGAACACGGTATGGACGCTAGTACTTTTGCAAACTTTGATCTCGTATTCAGTGGCCACTTCCATCATAAGAGCACAAAAGGTAACGTAACTTACCTAGGTAATCCATATCAAATGTATTGGAATGACTATGGAGATCCTAGAGGGTTCCATAGCTTTGATACAGATACCTTTGAACTAGAGTTCATTAAGAATCCATATGAGATCTTCTCTAAGATATACTGGAATGATGATACAGTAATACAACCAGAGAATTATAAAGGGCAGTACGTTAAGGTTATAGTAGAACAGAAAAGTAACTATGCTCGGTTTGAGCATATGCTAAACTCATTGTATGATGAGGGTACATTAGATGTTAGTGTTATAGAAAAGGTAGGAGTTTTTGAAGACCCAGAAGCAAATGAAATAGATGTAAAAGATACCTTGTCACTACTGGATGAATACCTTGATGACGTAGAGGTTAATGTAGATAAAACCGACCTTAAAAAATTGATGAAATCCCTATATATTGAAAGTTGTGAAGCTGTTTAATGTTCATCATCACACTACAAGGAATGGGCAAGGAGGGGGCTTATGCTGTCCGTGATGAGATAGATGAAAACGTTTTGTATCTCTTTGTTGACAAAGATGACGCAATGCGGTATGCTACACTTCTAGAGGCAGAAGAGGATTTTCCTCCGATGGCCATCACTGAAGTTGAAGACCGTCAGGTCATTGCCACGTGTGAGCAAACGAATTCTAAGTACAGTATCATCACTCCTGATGAACTTGTTATTCCCCCTGTGATAGAACCTGATGATCCAGTTCCAGAAAATAAGATGGAAGAACCTTCTTAGTACAGGTGACACCTTTACTGAGATTGATATTACAACACATAAAACTAATTTAATTATAGGTAGCAATGGTGCAGGTAAGAGTACTGTCCTTGATGCCTTTACTTTTGGTTTGTTTGGAAAACCATTTAGAAAGATCAGTAAATCACAACTTGTCAATAGTGTAAACGATAAAGGTACTGTAGTAGAAGTAGAGTTTCAGATAGGTCAGAGACGATATCATATCAAACGTGGTATCAAACCAAACTTCTTTGAGATTTGGGAGAATGGTAAGATGCTTGATCAAGACTCAAAGGTAGTAGATCAGCAGAAGACACTTGAGAAACAAATATTAAAACTTAATTACAAATCATTCACACAGATAGTCGTACTTGGATCATCAACATTTGTTCCATTTATGAGATTACCTGGTGCTCAACGTAGAGAAATCATAGAAGACCTCCTAGATATAAATGTCTTCTCTAATATGAATGAGATCCTGAAAGTCAGGTTGAAAGAGATAAGGGATGCTGTGCAGGTGCACGAACTAAACGCTCAAAGCGTTAAGGAGAAGATTACACTACAGGAAGGGTTCATTACACAATTAGAATCAAAACAAAGATCACAGTTAAAAAATATCTTAGATGAACAGAATAAATGCGTAGCTAAGATAGCAGAAGCTAATGAGATGATAGCAGATCTCAATGATGAGATAGCAGAACTGAATGACCCAGAGAAAGTTAAGAATCAATTATGTACTGTATCACAGAAACTAACTAGTAAAAAGAATAAACTAAACAAGGACAAGGGATTCTATATTAGAAATGATTCCTGTCCCACCTGTAGACAATCTATAACAGAGGAATTGAAACGTGACAGAATCAAGGAACTCGATGAAAAGATCGGAGAGATCGAAACGGCTTTTCAAGATATCGATACACGTCTTACTGAAGTTATTTCACCGCTAGAAAAGTTACGTGAACTGAGTGGTGAGATATCTAAGCAGATACAAATCACACATACACAGAACGGTACGATAAAGGCATTAACTGCACAACAAAAAGATCTGGAAGCTAGTGGCTCTTCTATAGACGTAGAAGCTTCTAAACTGCTTGAAATGCAGAAGGATTTAAAGTCTGTCACTTTGTCACTTATAGATTCCAAAAAGTCTTTGGATGTACATATGACAGCCAGTCTGTTGTTAAGAGACTCAGGTATTAAGACTAGAATTATTAAGAAGTACTTACCTGTGATGAATAAACTCATCAACCAGTACTTAAATAAGTTACAATTCTACTGTAACTTCACATTAGATGAAGAATTTAAGGAAGTATTGAAGTCTAGATACATTGATGAGTTCTCATATGAAAATTTTTCAGAGGGTGAGAAAGCACGTATTGATATCAGTTTGTTGCTAACTTGGCGATCCATTGCTAAACTAAAGAACAGCGTTGACACCAACCTCCTTATCCTAGATGAGATCTTTGATGGATCACTTGACACAGTAGGGTCAGATGAGTTATCATTCATCCTCAGAACGTTTAACGATAAGTCAAACGTATTTGTTATCTCGCACCGTGATAACCTAACAGACAAATTTATGCGGGTACTACAGTTCTCCAAACCACAAAACTTCTCACACCTTGAGATTAAAGAATCTGGTGGTCCCGACTCACTTATAACGGAGTCCTAATGCAAACACAAATTTCAGAACAAGTTAAAACCGAACTAGCAGAAGCACAGAAGCATTTGCGAGAAGCACTTGCCTTTGCTGCTAGATCTGAAAGTCCATTCCTCATCAAGCACGTCAGCGAGATGGTGTTCAACATAGAGCACATACAGGAATTGGATGACATTCTATTTTCAATCAAGTCGGAGGATTTAACTTATGACCGTTAAGACATTCACTAAGATAGATAAGAAAGGTCGAGAAGAAACGTGGAGTTGGGAAGAGACTCCCGAAGTACTAGCCGCACTGGAGGCACTCAATGAAAGTTCCAAACTGGCAGCATCATTCAAAGAAAGAAAAGAAACGTCACCTTAAACCACAGGCACTGCGTCAAGCGAGAGCAAGACGTAGACAGTTGATAAAGTGTCTACTTAACCCTCCCAAGCGGAGGGTTTCTTCGTATAATAAGGACATAAGAAACAAACACCCAATGCCAGATTCATCACATTACGAAGTTAAAGGTAACCTTGCTAGACTACTAGCTACTGAAAACCTTATTGTCCAACACAAGACTGTGGACACAGCATCGTTCGATGTGCAGAAGAGAATCTTGACACTTCCTATCTGGAAAGGACTAACAAATACAATCTATGATCTTCTTGTAGGACACGAAGTAGGACACGCATTATACACACCTAATGTAGACCTTAGTTCAACTGGTGTACCACAAGGATACTTAAACATCACAGAGGACGTACGTATTGAGAAGTTAATGAAGCGTAAGTTTCCTGGTTTACGTAAGTCTTTCTTTGAAGGTTATAAGCAATTAAATGATCAAGACTTCTTTAGTGTTTGGGAGAAAGATCTTGAAGAGTTTACTATGGCAGATAGAGTGAACCTTCATTTCAAGATTGGAAACTATGTTGACGTTCCTTTCAATACTGTAGAGCAAGCAATCGTAGATCAAATAGCACTAGTAGAAACTTTCGAGGACGCTATAGAGGCAGCAAGAGTCCTCTGGGAGTACAGAAAGGATGTAGAGCAACCAGCAGAGAAAAAGCAAATGCCACAGGGGGAGACAGACGGTGTTAGTGATGGTTCACAACCTGGTAGCAACTGGGGTGAAGGAGAAGATGGTGAAGAGAGTGATGAAGAAGGTGATGATGGTTTTGAAACTAAGTCTGAGCAAGGTGAAGGTGGTGATGAAGGTGATGATGGTACAGGATTTGATGATGGTGAAGGAGAATCACCTAAGGATCTTAGCACTGTTGAATCATTAGAATCTAAGTTGAGAGATCTATCTTCGACTAACGCTTATGAGGAACTTGATATCATACAGATCAAACCAAGTAAGTATGAGAAGATCGTTGTTTCTAACAAAATCTTTATGGAGAGATGTGAGGAGCACTATGTTGGTGTCACCGAAATGAGCAAGGAGTATGGACACGATCCTGTAGGGATTGCCGACCAAGCGTTTGCTGACTACCGCAAGGAAGCAGCAAGAGAAGTTAACTACCTTGTTAAAGAGTTTGAGTGTAAGAAATCTGCTGCTGCTTATGCACGTGCATCTACTGCAAAGACTGGTGTTTTGAATACTTCGTTACTACATACTTATAAGTACAACGAAGATCTATTCAAGAGAGTAACAATTATACCTGATGGTAAGAACCACGGTCTAATTGCACTAGTTGACTGGTCTGGATCTATTAGTGAAGTATGCTTTAATATGGTAAAGCAACTTCTAAATATTGCGTGGTTCTGTAAGAAAGCACAGATTCCATTCAATGCATACCTATTCACTACTGAGTGGCCATCCGATGAAAGACCCGACAGATCAGAACCTTACAAATATTCCTTTGGAGATCACTTTAATCTCATTAATGTGCTTACCACCGATACTACTGGCAATGAGTTTGAGCAACAGTTAAAGTATATGTTCCGTTTAGGTGCATACTACTCTAGCTACTGCAACAGTGAAATATTTCAATACGCACGTTCACTCAGTCATCCAATTGGTTTATACCTAGGTGGTACACCACTTTCAGATGCTATTGTATCAATGCATACTGTTATACCTTACTTCAAAAAGAAGTATGGTGTTGAAAAGTTAAACGTTATTGTATTATCTGATGGAGAATCCCACGCAGGAGTCTACACGACTGACAAAGATCATTGGAGCAACGAAGAACTTCTTACACGTACAGTGGAACATAGCACTGCTCTTAGGAATTATCGTACGGGGCGTGTTTTTAATCGTTTTTCAAATAATTATATGGAGAACCTTGGAATCCTTGTTAAAGATCTTAAAGAGTCGTTTCCTGAATCCAACTTTGTTAGTTTCAGACTTATCGAATCTAGGGATGTTTCTTACTGGATTCGTAATGCATCTTACTTATGCACCGACTGGATGGAGCGTGGAATTTCCAGAGATGAAATTAAAGCAAGACTTAGAAGAGACAAGTCCTTAATCGTTAAGAAGTCTCTTGGCTATGATGAGTTGTACCTAATGCCAAACAAGAACCTAGGTCTCAACACCGAGTTTGAGGTTGATGAAGGTGCAACTAAAGCAAAGATCAAAGCTGCTTTCAAAAAGTCTCTTGGTAACAAGAGTGTCAACAAAAAGATTCTAACATCTTTTGTAGATATGGTCAGTTGAGAAACTGGTACACTGGGGGTTCACACCCCCATTTTTTGTACTATAATAAGTACATACAAACAAATTAATCCTCTTAAATCTAATGACCGTAGTTTCCGATCTCCGTGACCAGTATGGTAATAACATTACTGCTACTGAAGTTAAAAAATATGCTAGAAAGATTGGACTTGGTTATCGTGCAATCACTAATAGACTAAGTGCTTACAAAGTAAAGCGTGGTACTTGGGATCTAACAGTGAAAGAAGCACTAGAAAAAACCTACAGCAAACCAGCAGCAGCACCTGCTGTAGAGCAGAATTTAGTTCCAGATGTAGATGCTAACTTCGTTCCTTTCGGCAATTTTAATCGTCTTAAGAAGATCCTTAAATCTGGTATCTTCTATCCTACATTCATCACTGGTCTATCAGGTAATGGTAAAACCTTTGGTGTAGAACAAGCAGCAGCACAACTCAAGCGTGACTTGATTAGAGTTAACATTACTATTGAAACTGATGAAGACGATCTTATTGGTGGGTTTCGCCTTGTTAATGGCGAAACGGTATGGCACAACGGTCCAGTCATCGAAGCACTCCAAAAAGGAGCAGTCTTACTTTTGGATGAAGTGGATCTTGCATCTAATAAGATACTTTGTCTTCAGTCCATCCTCGAAGGGAAGGGAGTCTTCCTCAAAAAGATAGGTAAGTACATTCAACCTGCTGATGGATTCACAGTTATAGCTACTGCTAACACTAAGGGTAAAGGATCTGAAGATGGTAGATTCATTGGTACTAACGTATTGAATGAAGCATTCCTTGAGAGATTCGCTTTGACCTTTGAGCAAGAGTATCCTTCAGTTAACATAGAGCAGAAGATCCTTAACAAGGTATGTAAGGATGCTGACTACTGTAAGAAACTTGCTGACTGGGCAGACATCATCCGTAAGACATTTTACGATGGTGGTATCGATGAGGTGATCAGTACACGTAGACTTGTACACATCACTAAGGCATTTTCTATCTTTGGTGATCGTCTAGAAGCAGTACAACTTTGCTTGAATCGTTTCGATGATGAGACCAAGCAAGCATTCTTAGACCTTTACAGTAAGGTTGATGACAAGGTTGACCTTCCTGTAGACGAGGGAGAATCACCTGTAGAAGTTCATTCTGACAAAGTGGTTGCAATTACGTAACCACTCTGTTATACTGGTAGAAAACTACCACGTATATGAACAAGTACAATGAAGATGAACTTCTGGAAGAAGTCAAATCTTACATTCATAACACGTACCGAGGTCATTACAGTCCAGGTGGGGTTCAGACGTTGGATCTCATCGATTCGGTAGGTGATGCTGAGGCATTCTGTAGGAGTAACATCCTAAAGTATGCCTCTCGCTACGATCGAAAGGGTTCAGCACGTAAGGACATCGTAAAGATTGCCCACTATGCTATACTCTTACTCCACTTCAATGATAAGACGGCACGTGCCCAATCTATCAATGATGGAACTACATCATTCTCAGTTGATTACGACAAATGACCGCAGTCACATTATCAAAGACTACACTAGCCATTCTTAAAAACTTTGCTACGATCAATACGAGTATCGTAGTAAAGACTGGTAATGTTCTTAAGACTATCAGCAATGCAGAAAACATTCTGGCATCTGCTAAGGTAGAGGAGACATTTCCAATTGACTTTGCCATCTATGACTTGAATCAGTTTATTGCTGGTCTCTTGTTGTTTGATGATCCTGTACTTCACTTCGATAATCCTAACCACGTTACGATTAAAGATCAAGGTCAGGGACGTAGAGTCAAATACTACTTCAGTGATCCTGAAATCACTATGAAGGCAGCACCTGATCGTGAGATCAAATTTCCTGGTGGGAACATTGAATTTAATGTGACCGAGGAACAGATCGGTGCACTCAGCAAAGCTGCTGCTGTGTATGGTCTACCAGACTTTACTGTGTCTGGTGAAAAGCAAACCGTTATCCTAAAAGTGCGTGACAAAGAAGACGACACCTCCAACTCTTATGATCAAGTTGTACAAGGATCAACAGACGGTGATTACTCGCTCGATTTTAAAGTTGAAAACCTCAGACTCTTCCAAGGAGACTACGGAGTAAGTGTGTCCGACAAGTTGATTTCTAAATGGAATCACAGTAGCATAGACTTGACTTACTACATCGCCTTAGAACCTTGAGAAAATTTTTATGGGTTGAGGAGTATCGACCCACCAAAATCAAAGACTGTATACTCCCACAGTATCTTAAAACAACCTTCCAAGAGTTTGTAGATGCTGGTGAATTTCCTAACCTTCTTCTATCTGGATCTTCTGGTGTTGGTAAGACAACAGTAGCTAGAGCATTATGTGATGAGTTAGGTGTTAGTTCTATTGTTATTAATGGTTCTGATGAAGGTCGTTACCTTGATACTGTCAGGACTAAGGTTAAGAATTTTGCTAGTACGATTAGTCTCACAGGTAGTAAGCACAAATGCGTCATCATAGATGAAGCAGACAATATGACTGTTGACGTTCAGTCACAGTTACGTGCTGCTATTGAGGATTACCAGAACAACTGTAGATTTGTCTTTACTTGTAACTACAAGAACAAGATCATTCAACCGTTGCAGTCTAGGTGTTCTGTCTTTGACTTTGTTATCAAGAAGGAGGATAAGTTAGATCTTCAGGGTCAGTTTTTCCTGAGGATCAAACAGATCCTTAAAGATAATAAGGTTACGGGAGAAGACAAGGTATTAGTAAAGTTAGTACAAAAGCATTATCCAGATTGGAGAAGAACATTAAATGAATTACAGAGACACAGTGTACGAGGGTCTATTGATAGTGGTATTCTGGTTGATATATCAGAACTGGACATTTCGACGCTGGTAAAAGCACTAGCTAGAAAAGAGTTTAGCACTGTCCGTAGTTGGGTTGTAGAGAACCTTGACAATGATTCTAATATGATCTTTCGTAAGATCTATGAGGGGTTAGATGATAAGTTAACTGGTAGGAGTATCCCTCAGTTAGTTCTTATACTTGCAGATTATCAGTATAAGACTGCCTTCGTTGCAGATCAGGAAATTAATCTTCTAGCTTGTATGACACAGATTATGTTGGAGTGTGAGTTTAAATGAATTACAGAAAGGAAAAAATCCTAGAGGCAGAGAAGCGTATTGCTGAATTGCGACGTTGGATTGAAAGGTGGAAGAATCAATGAATACATTCACCTTCACGGATGAAGAACTTCTGTGTTTACAAGTGTGCTTACAGAATGCACCCTGTCCATATGACATAGGCAAGAAGAAACTAGTATCTGAAATTGAGGATAAGATAGGTCTTCCACCTAAAGTAGAGGTAGAACCATTGAGTCTACCCAAGTATGATTTGACTAAGTATGGTATCACTGACTAAACTATGGAGGATATGGAAGTATGCGTTGGGTAGTTTCGATGATACGAAGACGCAGAGGTATGATAATACTATTGTCATTGTACGATCTCTTATCTTTCTTTCTTATCTTATCACTAATTGTTTTATTATTTCGGGGGTCATAAGACATTGGTAAACTTTACCATAGATCTTGATTTTAATGAACTCCTTAGGGAGACACAAAAAGTATATCAGATCTGGCAGATGACCATCAAACCAATGGCACCTCCTGGCTACGATCCTACCCTATCTAAGAATGCGTACAACCTCATTCTATTGAGTTCATACCTACCAACATACTACAGTTTGTGGCAGCAAGTTCTTTCTAACGTTAAAGGTCAGATAGGTAGTCCGACGTTTGTCCACGCTTGGTTAAATGTCCATAGATCTGAAGATCTGTGTGATGAAAATGAATCACTTAATTGGCACAATCATTCTTATGCTGACTACCACGGATTCGTACACATCAGTGATAAGAAGACAGATACTGTCTTTAGGGATGGTCAAGTGATACCAAACAAGCAAGGTCAGATGTGTATGTTTGAAGCAGCACGTGAACATCGTGTAGAGAATAGACAATTCTCTGGTATCCGTGCTAGTATAGGGTTTGATATACTACACAACCCTAATCCTGCTGTATTCGTACAACAGGTAATTGATTCTGGAGCACTCCCTCAATTGGTTCCTATACTATGAAAAAGTTTAAAACACCCCTAAGGTATCCTGGTGGTAAATCTCGTGCCACTAAGATCCTTCTAGAGTACATACCAAATAACTTTGACTATTATGTCGAACCTTTTATTGGTGGTGGATCTATGGCCATTGCTCTAACAAAGCAACGTCCAGATCTTAAGGTTGTTATCAATGATCTATACTATCCTGTCTTTGCTTTTTGGACTGCTTTGAGAGATGCAGGTCCACAGATGCAATCACATCTTCATAACGTTAAGACATATCTGTCTAAGCACGAGGATAAAGAAGATGTATTGAAGGCACATAGAGAAGCATTCAACAATGCGAAGGACAAACTAAAAGAAAAGAAGGACATCTATGAGACAGCAATTAATTTTTACATTTGCAACAAGTGTAGTTTCTCTGGTCTTAGCGAGAACTCTTCTTTTTCTGCTCAGGCAAGTCAATCTAACTTTTCATTTAATGGCATAAATAGCCTACTGTGGTACCACCAAGCAATTCGTACTTGGAACATTACGAACCAAGACTACGCTCAGGTAATGAACCCTAGTGCATTCAATTTTCTTGATCCTCCTTACAGCATCAAAGACAACCTCTATGGTAGTAAGGGATCTTTACATAAGAACTTTGGACACCAGAAACTTGCAGATCTCTGCAATGTATTCTCTGGTAATATAATGCTCACTTACAATGCATCTAAGGATATTGAAAAATTATATCCTGAGTACTCTAAGCTGAAGTGGGATCTCACATATACTATGAGATCAACACAGTCATATGGTGCTGACCAAGATAAGCGTAAAGAACTTCTTCTGGTCAATTATACGATCAACAACAGTACAGGTAACTGGTACAAGTAATGGGAAACCTAATTGCAAGGGCACGTGGTGGACGTGCACAACTGATTGACACTAAGATGGGCGTAGTCCAAACTTTTGGTGTTGACGTAGCTAGTGCTATGGTCCAAGGAGATGAAGTAGTAGTGAATCTTACCTCAGGTAAGACACAGATCTACAGATTCAATGCTTCTGGTCGTACCGTATTCGGACCTGTAAGAACCTATTAATGACTGAAAAGATTGACACTCAGGGAATGAGTGGACCTACAACACAAGGTTGTAAGGATAATGTGTTTCCTAAGGATGTAGATGGAAATTCCATCTATCCTGAGATGAAAACTACACCATTGACATTACTGGAACCACAACTTAGAATTGAACTTAAGGATCTCATTAATGAGGTTCTCGACGAGAGAGAGTATAACAAGAAGATGAACGGACCATATGATATGCCAGAAGAAGACGAACCCACCTACACTGAGTACAAACACCCTTGGTATGAGCACCTTGAAACTAAATGATTACCTCTATTCTATTAATCAATCCAAAAAGGATATATGGGATGAGGAAGACAAAAAGAACTATGTCCCCTATGTGATCAACAAGTGTCTTGCTGGTCAATTAGATTCTGTACTACACGCAAATGAAATGAATGCTTCTGCTCATTTGGATAAGCGTTTACAGTATGATTATTACATAAATACCCTCAGACCTAGGAAGAGATTCTCTCCTTGGCTGAAGAAGTCTGCACTTGATGATCTTGACGCAGTAAAAACATACTATGGATATAGTAATGAAAAAGCACGACAAGCATTAAAGGTTCTGACTACATCACAGTTGAAAGAGATTCGATCCCTTATTGATACTGGTGGCAGTAAATGACTGAAGAATTTGTACAATGGACAGAGCAATCAATGATTGAGGTTGCTCTAAAGGAACCAGATGACTTCCTAAAAGTGAGAGAAACATTAACAAGGATAGGTGTAGCTTCTCGTAAAGAAAAGAAGATCTATCAATCTTGTCACATCCTCCACAAACGTGGTAAATATTACATCGTTCACTTCAAGGAACTCTTCGCACTTGACGGTAAACAAACTAATCTAAGCATCAACGACGTACAACGTCGTAACAGAATTGCATCCCTCTTGTCAGATTGGGGATTATTGAGTATAATAACAACTGATAAAATCGATACTATAGCTCCCTTGAACCAGATTAAGGTTCTCTCCTTCAAGGAGAAGGGAGAATGGATTCTAGAATCCAAGTATAATATTGGTAAGAAAAAAACAGAAGCGTAATGGGATTAACATTTGATGACTTTAAAGGTCGTATCATTCGACCTGATGAGTTAAAAACATTATTTGAAATCAATCCAAACCGTAAGGAATACATAGAGAAACTTCCTGATCCTTGGGATCATAAGTATCTTATTGTAGAGGATCTTCTTGTCAATCCTTATGACGTAAAGGATTTCTTTATTAACTCAGCTTATATTGCTGGCACCAATGATCTAATACCTGATAAGACTGGTGCACCAGGTATGCAACAACCTATAGCTAACGAGTGGGTTAAAGGTTTTATATTATATCTCAGACAACTTCTATACGACCATAAGATTACACGTAGAGAGATAACGTGGTACGATTTTAATTGTTATAGCAATATGTTCTGGAAGAATATGGTTGCTATTGACAGTAACTACCGTCCACACGTAGATCCTGGTGATTTTGCATTCAATCTATTTCTATCAGATGATCTTCATAAAGATGAAGGTACTGCTGTGTTTGCTATAGTTATGCCTGACGGACAGAAGTGGATTGATATTAGAGATATGGAAAAGATATCTGGTCTACATCCTAGATTGATTAGTCAGAGAATGGATCAAGGTAGAGTGGGTGAAGGTCTGTTAGATGATTGGAAATTCTTTAAGGGTGATGACGTATATGAATATGTTACTACAGTACCAGCTGGATTTAATTGTCTTTCTGGATATAGAGGATCTCTATTCCACACTGCTGTATATGATCCACAGAATTATTCTGATGATCACGTACGGTATTCTTTCGTATCTATGTTAGCGTTAACCTCACCTTCTAAAAACAAATCAGCTTTCATTACCCAAAAACCCGAATAAATCTTGAGGGTTCTCACCACTGACATCACTATCTTCTTGTGGTTAAATAGTATTGTCGCCGTAAGGGACACAACTTAACACTCGCTTAACTAAGGAGAACCAAATGGAAATTCAAAGATATCGTGCTGCCGATCTTCCAGAACTAATGGATCGCATCACAAGAAACAGTATTGGGATGGATGATTACCTTGATAAGTTTTTCAATCTACACGAAACTACAAGTAACTATCCTCCTTACAACCTTGTTCAGGTTAACAACGTAGAGTCTAGACTAGAGATTGCACTAGCTGGATTTAAGAAGGAAGAAGTACTAGTATATTCTGAGTATGGTAAACTCTTTGTGGAGGGTCAAAAGGAAGATAAAGAAACTGAACTTACATACCAACACAAAGGACTAGCTCAGAGATCCTTCAAGCGTGTCTGGACACTCTCTGATGAAACAGAAATCAGAGATGTAAAGTTTGAAGATGGTCTGTTGACTATCGAGTTAGGTAAGATCGTCCCTGAACACCACTCTCGTAAAGATTACCTTTAACCATCTAACCCCTTGACAAATGTCAGGGGGTCTTTTATAATATATAAAAATATTCTATAATGTCTATCCAACTCCTGTTGATGAAAAGCGGTGAAGAAGTCATCGCTGATGTTTATGAGATCAGAGATAAAGAAGGTATGCCTCAGGGGTTTGTCCTTAGAGAACCTCAGATCTGTAAGCTACTACCCAATGTAGAAGACCCTGAGAAAGGACCAAATGTTCAGTTCCATAACTGGGCACCTCTATCACAACAAAGGAAATTCCTTGTTAAAGAACACGCATTCATTACAATGTGTGACCCCCTAAATCCCCTTATTGAACATTTTAGAGAACGTTTTGGAGAAAGTGATGAAGAACTGTCAAGTGCTGGTGCTCAAGAACCAACAAATCCTACTGAGCCAACTGGAACCGACTGACGCAGAGTTGCCAGGTGAACCTGATGTCAAGTTAACGGATCCTTGTCTCCTGACAAATGGATCATTGACAAAATGGCTAGAAGAGGTTACAATACAGAACGAGATGATGATTCATTCGGATCAGATTCTTACAATCGTCGAACCTGTTACCTCCCTTATTCAAAAGTATAATGAAGTTCTACAAGAACGTTGACCAAGTTGGTGATCGAATTCTTGTAAGAGGTTGTGATGGGTATAAAGAGATTCGTTTTCGTGACGAGTTTCGACCTACCCTGTACGTAAAGAGTAAGAAGGAATCAAAGTTTTCCACTTTATATGGAGAACCAGTTCGACCTATTCAACCAGGTACCATCCGAGACTGTAAGCAGTTCTGCCAACAGTATGACGAGGTAGATGGTTTTGAGATCTCTGGTAATCAGATGTATCTCTATCAATGGATCAGTGACAACTTCCCTGGTGAAGTTGACTATGACCCAAGTAAGATCCGTGTGTTCACGATCGATATTGAAACCGCAGCAGAGAACGGATTCCCCGACATCGAATCTGCTGATCAGGAAATCTTACTTATCTCAGTTAAGGACAGTTTCACTGGCTTGTATCACGTATGGGGATCAAAACCCTTCGAGAATAGCCACACTGATGTATCGTACACACTCTGTGCTGACGAGCAGGAACTACTACGGAAGTACCTCGCTTGGTGGATCGAGAATTATCCTGATGTTATTACAGGTTGGAATGTTCAACTGTTCGACGTTCCGTATATCTGTAATCGATTGGATCGTATCCTTGGAACCAAGGAAACAAAACTCTTTTCGCCTTGGAAACTTTTAAGTTCCCGTGAAATTTATATACAGGGCAGAAAAAACATCTGTTATGATGTATCGGGGATTACGGTGCTGGACTATCTTGATTTGTATAGGAAATTCACTTATACGAATCAGGAGTCTTACCGCTTGGATCACATAGCGTTAGTTGAGTTGGGATCTAAGAAGTTAGACCACTCAGAGTTCGACACCTTCAAGGAGTTCTATACCCAAGACTGGCAGAAATTTGTAGAGTATAACATCCACGACGTACGTCTGGTTGATCAACTCGAAGACAAGATGAAGCTTATGGACTTGGCGTTTACGCTTGCGTATGATGCTAAGGTCAACCTTGAAGATGTCTTTTCACAGGTGAGGATGTGGGATAGCATAATCTATAATTATTTGCGTAAGAGGGATATCGTTATCCCTCCCAAGCATCGAAATGAAAAGTCCGATAAGTATGCAGGTGCGTATGTTAAGGAACCGAAAACAGGACGCTATGACTGGGTGGTTAATTTTGACCTCAACAGCCTGTATCCTCATCTTATTATGCAATATAATATCTCACCCGAAACCCTCAGGGAGACTAGACATCCCAGTGCGAGCGTTGAAGGGATCTTAAATGGCGAGGTGCAGATTGATGGGGATGATTGTGTTTGTGCTAACGGTGCTCAGTATCGTAAGGATGTACGGGGTTTTCTACCAGAACTAATGGAAAAGATCTACGATGAACGTAGTATCTACAAACGTAATATGATTGAGGCGAAGAAGAAGTATGAGAAAGAACCTTCCCTCACACTAGAGAAAAAGATATCAAAGTTTAATAACTTCCAGATGGCTAGGAAGATTCAACTCAATAGTGCTTATGGTGCTATTGGTAATGAGTACTTCAGGTATTATAAACTAGCTAATGCAGAAGCAATCACTCTGTCTGGACAGGTCTCTATCAGGTGGATAGAGAACAAGATAAATGAATACCTAAATAATTTACTACAAACAAATAACGTAGATTATGTTATTGCATCCGACACGGATTCAATATATCTTAATCTCGGACCTCTTGTTGATAAATTTTTTAGTAATCGGGTTAGTGATAAGAGCAAGATTGTTTCGCTACTCGATAAGATCTGTAAAGAGAAGATTGAACCGTACATTGATACTAGCTATGAGGAACTGGCGACGTACGTTCAAGCATATGAACAGAAGATGATAATGAAGCGTGAGAATATAGCGGATCGTGGTATATGGACAGCAAAGAAACGCTACATTCTTAACGTATGGGATTCCGAGGGAGTAAGGTATAGTGAACCAAAGATGAAGATTATGGGATTGGAGACTGCGAGGTCTTCTGTTCCACAGTACTTCAGAGATCGCCTTAAGAAAGCGTTCAGACTTATTATGTCATCTGATAACGATACAGTTATTGAGTTCATCGATAACTGTAAGAAGGAGACACGTGAGGCAGTAGTCGCAGACATTGCATTCCCACGTGGATGTAATGGTGTCACCAAGTATAAACACCCTAGGGAGATCTATCAGAAAGGTACTCCCATACACGTACGTGGTGCGTTGTTGTACAATTACTACATCAAGGATAAGAAGATTCAACATAAGAATGCTTCTATTCAAGAGGGTGAGAAGATTAAGTTTGTCTATCTAAAGACACCGAACCCTATACAGGAGAACGTGATCTCATTCTTCCAAGACTTACCATCCGAGTTTAATTTGGAGAAGTACATAGACCACGACAAACAGTTTAACAAAGCATTTTACGAACCCTTGCGTAATGTGCTAGAATGTATTGGATGGAAACCAGAACGTTCTGGTAGTCTTATGGAATTTTTCTAATGAGTTTTTTAAATTCGGTCATCAAAGAGATTGGTAATGAGTATGCAGCAGTCGCAGACCAAGGTATCGCTGCTGGCGATACTGCTAACTGGGTTGATACTGGCAGTTATATCTTTAACGCTTTGGTATCTGGTTCAGTCTACGGTGGAATACCATCAAATAAAGTTACAGCTCTTGCAGGCGAGTCAAGCACTGGCAAGACTTTCTTTGCCCTCAGCGTCTGTAGGTTCTTTCTAGAACAGAACCCTAAGGGTAATGTTCTATACTTTGAATCTGAGTCTGCTATCTCTAAGGAGATGATGGCAGAAAGAGGTTTAGATGTGTCACGTGTGGGTGTAGTACCTGTTGTGACAGTACAAGAGTTTCGTACACAGGCTATGAAAATAGTATCTGAGTATGAGAAACTTAACAAAGAAGACAGACCACCTCTTCTTATGGTACTAGATAGTTTAGGTAACTTATCTACTTCTAAAGAAATTGAAGATTCCGCAGCAGGAAAAGATACCAGAGATATGACACGAGCACAAGTGATCAAGTCTATCTTCAGGGTCTTGACACTTAATCTTGGTCGAGCGAATATACCACTGCTAGTTACTAATCATACCTACGAAGTCGTGGGTAGCTATGTCCCTATGAAGGAGATGAGTGGTGGAACAGGACTTAAGTACGCTGCTTCTAACATTGTTTTCTTATCGAAGGCTAAGGAGAAAGACGGTACCGAGGTTGTTGGCAATCTCATTACTGCCACAAATCGTAAATCAAGGTTTACAAAAGAGAATAGTAAGGTTAAAGTAAGGTTGTTCTTCGATGAGAGAGGTCTTGACAAGTATTACGGATTACTGGAATTGGGTGAGAAGCACGGAGTCTTTAACCGTGTGGGCAATAGGATTAAGTTGGGTGAAACTTCTGTTTATCCTAAAGTTATCCTCAATGATCCAGAAAAGTATTTCACTCCAGAAATAATGCAAGCACTAGACGAGGCTGCACAAAAAGAATTTAAGTACGGCAATGAATGAACGTATTGAGAGGACTATCCTACGTAGTCTCTTCAGATCTGAAGATTACTATCGTAAGGTACTTCCCTTTATAAAATCCGATTACTATGAAGAACTACACGAAAAGGTCATTTACGAAGAGATCCAAAAGTTCGCTTCTAAGTATGACCGTCTCCCGACCACGGAGGTTATACTCATTGAAGTCGAAGGACGGTCGGATGTTTCTGATGAGACTTATGGTCAAGTCAGAAGTGTCTGTGATTCTTTCCAAGATATAGAGGATCCGACACAGGATTGGTTATTCGATGCTACTGAGAAGTGGTGTAAAGATCGTGCTATTTACATAGCTTTGATGGAGTCTATCAAGCTAGCAGATGGTAAAGATGAGAAGAAGAGTCGGGATGCAATTCCTGACATTCTCAAAGAAGCTTTATCGGTATCTTTTGATGACCATATTGGTCACGATTATTTGGAAGACTACCAAGAAAGATTTGATTTCTACACAACAGACGAAGAGAAAACTCCGTTTGATCTCGAATATTTCAATAAGATTACCAAGGGTGGAATACCAAACAAAACACTCAACGTTGCTCTAGCTGGTACAGGTGTTGGTAAGTCACTCTTTATGTGTCACGTAGCAGCAGCTTGTTTATCGCAAGGCAAGAATGTCTTGTATATTACCCTTGAGATGGCAGAAGAAAAGATAGCAGAACGTATTGATGCTAACCTTCTCAACGTTAATATAAAGGACATACCAGAGCTACCTAGGATGATCTTTGAATCTAAGGTAGCAGATCTGTCACGTAAGACACAGGGTAAACTTATCATTAAAGAGTATCCTACTGCATCTGCACACTCAGGTCACTTCAGGTCATTGATGAATGAACTATCCTTGAAGAAGTCATTCGTACCTGACATCATATTCATCGACTACCTTAACATCTGTGCTAGTTCCAGATACAAAGGTGCTATTGTTAATTCCTATACTTATGTTAAAGCGATTGCAGAAGAACTTCGTGGTCTCGCCGTCGAGTTCAATCTCCCGATTATCTCAGCGACACAGACCACTCGTTCTGGCTTTGGTTCTACTGACGTTGATCTTACTGACACTTCTGAATCCTTCGGGTTACCTGCTACTGCTGACTTTATGTTTGCTCTTATATCTTCTGAAGAACTTGAAGCCCAGAATCAAATAATGGTCAAGCAGTTAAAGAACAGGTACAATGATCCTACAATGTATAGAAGATTTGTTATAGGTATTGACAGAGCGAAGATGAAGCTGTATGATGTAGAGCAAGGTAAGGATGCTGAAGCAGAAGCTAAAGACATCGACTTCACCCCTGACTTTGATAAAAAATCTTCATCTAAATTTGCAGACTTTGTAGTATGACCGAAACTAAAGTAGACATCAATCAGTATATGGAATTTGTGGATGGTACCACAAGTCAACCATCGAAGAACAATCAAGAGTTCATCCATAGAATTCTGGAGCTAGACAAAGAGGGTGTAGATATTGCACGTCTCTTGACTGCTGCTATTGGTCTTAGTGCTGAAGGTGGTGAGTTCGCAGAGATTGTGAAGAAGATTACTTTCCAAGGAAAGGTATTAACTGGTGACACTAAAACACATTTACTTCGTGAACTAGGTGATGTGTTCTGGTACTACAGTCAAGCTTGTATAGCATTAGGATTTGATTTTGATAAAGTTGTTGCACAGAATATGGCAAAACTTCTAGCTAGATATCCTACTGGAACATTTGAGGTCACTCGATCTGAGAATAGACAAGCAGGTGATTTATGAGTGGAGATTGGGAATCGCACGAGAGTACCCAAAGACTAGTTTCATATGATTGTGATAACTTATTGGATCTGGTAAAGATATATGATGTTGATGTGCTTTGGAAAGAAATACTGACTGAAGCACGTACTTGTTACGGACTCTGGAAATCAAATATTGAACCATTAGCAGAGTCTTCTATGTCTGGTAGTAGGGATGAATGGGATATGTCTATGAGCAAGAACGCTTATAACATTATCACACTTTCATCCACTATGCCAGAATTTTTTTATTTGTGGAACCAAGTATTTAAAAATATTAGATCCTATCCAGGATTAGAAACTAAACCATTGTGGATACACGCTTGGATGAATGCACATAAGTATGAGGAGTTGGGTAAGATGTCTTTGGGGTGGCATAATCATAGCTACTGTAGGTATCACGGTTTCATTCACTTGAGTGATAAACCTACAGAAACTGTGTTTGCTAGTGATATACCAAGAGATTTTAAGGAGAGAGATGAACAGACTTTGGCATACCTTGATCTAGAAGATCGTACTAAACATCCACTAGATGCTGAAGAGTATCCATATGTCATCCCTAACAAGCAAGGACTACAGTATATCGGTCCAGGTCCGTTAATGCACGCTGTAAAGCCCTTGCCATATGAGGGAATCCGTGTTAGTATAGGGTATGATATTATAGATGACCTTAACTGGTTGCCCCTAGAGCAATGTCACTCTGAGAAGGGTTTATGTCAATTCTATCCAGTGTTCGAGAGATCAAAAGATTTCTTTAACACCAAGTTAGTTCCTATTCCTGTATTCAAATGAAACTTAGACCTAAGGAGGAAGAGTTAGATTGTACTGATCAACTTATGGAGTGCACTACCGATTGTCCTCCAAACGATAAAGAGTGTGAAACAGAATGTGTTGAGGATTATAAGGACTGCGACATTCCAAGACCTGAAGAAGAAATAGCAGATACTTTTAATTCAGTAGACAAAGGAGAACTGATTGCTGAGATCTTATGTATTGCTGCTGAACTAGGTGGTAGTGTTGAGCGAGTGGACACTTCAAATAGTGTCGGAAGAAAAAGTAAAAAGATAGTTATCGAGTATGATATAGAAGAATAATACTCTAAATACTGGTATGGCATACAATGTAATACCAAAAACATTTGAAGAAGCAGGTAAAGCAGTCAAGCATATGGATCAAACCCGTGCTTCTGAAGCCCTTAGGTTGTTTAATGTATTAACAGAGAGGTATGGAAACATACTACCAGATCCTATTGCATTTGATCCAAGTAATAAAAGTGTATGTAAGATTAGCAGACAGCTAGTAGGAACTTTTACGATCAGAGAAATTAAAAATCAGTTGAAGATTAAAAATTTACAACCTGACTTTGGTAATGGTAGTAGAGGAAATAGAGGAGCAGCAAACCAAGGTGGTCTCTTTGAAAGAGAGATGGAGAACTTACTCAATGATTGGATTGAGAATCCAGATGATCTAAAGAGTAATAAGTATAGAAATTTTATCTTTGGTCTTGTAGATCATTATGGTTTGGAGAAGTGTACAGCATTGAGAGTAGTACCTGAAGGTGCTGAGAACAAGAAAAGACCAATGAAAATTGTTAATGGTCATTGGCAGATAGGTGGTGCTTCACCAACTAAAGGATATAATATTGGTGCAACTGTTACTGACGTAACACTGGTGACACAGTGTAAGGGGGAGCAAGAAAGGAATACATATCTGTCACTAAAGACAAGTGGTACCACAAACCTATCTAACTTAGGTCTTAAGACCAACGTGTTCCCTGTAGATCAAGTTAAAGCAGGTAGTATTACCACTGAAGCAGGTCTAGCATTGATTAAAACATTCGGTCTAAAGCAAGATCTACTTTGCGAAACCTTTAATAACTTCCAAGCAGGTAACCGTAACTTCCACGAGATTGATAATGCTCCTAGCTATGACCGTAACTTACTTAAGGAATTGATTAAAGGATCTCTTGGTTGGGGATATCATTATGTCCATCTACACGGTGGCCACATACATCATCTAGAAATTGATGAAAGATTTCTAAATGCTGCCTCCGTTGCGTCAGGTGTCAAAGTGGCATACGGTGGTAACACAGGAGGGGCAAAACGTGTTAATATAAACTTAACAACACCATTATTGGATATGGCTTTTAACATCAGAAACACATCTGATAAGGGAAGTAAAGCAGATCCAGATCGTGTGTATCCAGACAAGCTACAGTCAGGATATAAGATGAAAGGTGAAAGCATTATGACCAAATTTCCAGGTGACGCAGAGGAGGACGCACACGATAATGGCTAATGTAAAGCAACTCAAACACCTTGAACACTTAGAAGATGAAATGTTGAACTATGGTTCTGATGGTTGTGCTGCGTCTGTTGCTTTCCTGAAAGAATTATATAAGATGCTTGGTAAGACTGCTGGTGCGAAAGGATTCTTACAAACCAAGTGGGATGGTGCACCATCTGTAGTATGTGGTACTGATCCTAACAGTGGTATGTTCTTTGTAGGTACTAAGTCTGTCTTTGCTAAGACTGCACCTAAGGTTTGCTACACAGAAGAGGATGTTGATGTATATTATGAGGGAGATCTAGCAGAGAAGTTAAAGTATTCTCTACGTTACTTCAGTAAGTTGAACATTAGAGGAGTTGTACAAGGAGATTTACTATACACAGACAGTACTTTAAAGACTGAGACTGTAGATGGTGAGAAATTATATACGTTTAGACCCAATACTATTACGTACGGAATACCTCAGGAACACGACATAGGTAAAGAGGTCAAGCAATCAAAGATTGGTGTAGTATTCCATACGCATTACAGTGGTACTACTTTTGGAGAGATGCAAGCAATGGCTGGTGCTCCTATTAAGACATTCTCACGTGCTAGTGAAGTAGCAGTCATATCTAACGACACTCCTATCAATGAAGTGACCCTTACGGCTCAAGAATGTACCACTTTCGAGCAATATATTCAACGGATAGATCACCTCTGTGGAAACTGTGGGGAATTCCTCGATAATATTGTGGAAAACATTGGAACAACTGGTGAAGCTAAGTGGCACGTTGCTAGTTATCTCAAGCAGTTCTTTAATAGTCAGGTACGTCAAGGTGTAGCTATAGGTAATCCACGTCAAGCACTTGATAACTTGATAGAGTTCTATCACGTGAAGATGAAGAAGGAACTTGCTAAGATCAAGACTCCCAAGACACTTGCAGTTAAGCGTAAGTTGGTATTTGATAGTGAAGTGTACCTAGACAAGAACGAATCTAATTTTACTCAGTTGTTGAAACTCTATAAAGAGATCCAAGATGTTAAGCAATTTATTATAGACAAGCTAGATCACCTAGAAAGATTTAGAACTTACGTAGAAACTGAGAAGGGATATAAGGTTACTACACCTGAGGGTTATGTACTACATCAAGATGGTGATATGATCAAACTGGTTAACCGTCTTGAGTTTGCATACAACAACTTTACTATTCAGAAGCAATGGCGTTAGAAAAACTATACGATTGTTGCTTCTTTACCTTTGGTAGGTTCCAACCACCCACCACAGGACACGGGGAGAACATAAAAGGGGTCAAAACAGCAGCTTCTAAATGTGACTGGAGGATCTACACATCAAAGTCGCAAGATAAAAGTGGTAAAAATCCACTGTTACCAGACAATAAAGTCAAGTGGATGAAAAAAATGTTCCCTAGCTATGCTAAGAACATCGTCGGTGCTCAAAAATCTGTGATAGAATGCTTACAGGACATACAAGCAGCAGGTTATGAGGATGCAACACTAGTTGTTGGGTCAGATCGTGTTTCTGCATTTGCGTGGATTCATAAATATAATGGCAAGGACTATTACTTCAGAAAATTAGACATTGTTTCCTCTGGTAATCGTGATGCAGACGGTGATACGTTTGCTATCTCTGGTACTAAGATGAGACGTGCAGCATTTGCTGAAGACTTTGCTGCCTTTCGTCAAGGCATTCCTAAAGCATTAAGCGATGGAGAATGTATGAGGTTGATGAAGGAAATTAAGAGCAACTTACCTGCTAATTTTAAATGAAGAAACTTTCCGAATTTAAGTGTCCTCCCGCAAAGAAGAAGACGGGTGAAAAATACTGTCGTCTTTGTGAAAAGAGGGAGAAGCGTGGCACGTGTGGCTACGGTGGAAAGATGTGGGATCGCTACACAGTAGATGATGTATCACAGGAAGAAAAGGAGAGTAGAATGGATGAGTTTCAGGGTAGTAACTCTGATGCTAGTGAACAACGTGTATTCAATCTAAGCGATAATCTTGCAGAGATTATTGAAACGGATCCCTTGATTAATAATCCAACATCCAACTATAGATATGATGACGCACCTCCTCCTGCAAAGAAAAAATTAATGAACATTAAAAAAAGAGCGAAGAAAAAATGAAAAATTTACCAATTCCATTACTGACATTCTTAGCAGCACAGGTAGGTGCTGCTGTATGGTGGGGTGCTCAAATAGATGCCAAGGTATCACTTGTTGAAGAGAATAGGAGATACATCCAAGAGGTTGTTATTCCATCCTATGAGATTAGTGACAACTGGGATAACCCACACTATAATAACTGGTTAAAAGCTGGTGGTTGGAAGGACTAATGCATCCTAACGGTTACACTCAGGAGATGATCAAGGAGATGCTAGGCACTGCTTGGTTGGATAAAGATAATATAGCTGAGTCTGGTAATCAAATTAGAAGAAGAAAGGGTAATGAGATGAGAGCAGGGTTGAGACCTTACCCCAAGTATCCATCAAAGGAGTCAAGGATAGCAGATACTTCAGGTATGTTTGATGATGAGGGACAATATGTTTACCCTGAAGGTAGTGGGTTTAATTATATGGAGAAACTAGATCCTAATTCTCAATGGAAGGTTAAAGTGTCATGACGATACCTAATATCCCTGTTGTTGGTGGTGAGGGTATACCTTTTATTCAGGTTAATGGTACTGGTATAAAATTAATACAACCAATTAGATCATCTGTAAATTATATTGGTGTGGGAAATATTGCTGATGCTAGAGTATGGATTGTTGAACCTCCTCAAGCATTACCTATAACTGTTCCTGTTACTATGAATGTAGGAACTCCTATAGTTAATATGCCTGGTTGTGTTAAGGTACACAAGGAGAACGCAAAGAATCCAAAGAATAGAAATAAGATGTTGGTCGATGATGACCCTAAAGGTAATACAGTATTATGCGATGCTGGTGCTCCATACTATGAACCAGCAGAGTATGATTATAGAGGACTAACTTGGCAGACAGTATATACAGATTCAGAAGAAGCACCTGAGGGTATTGATACTGGAGAACCACCTGCACCTGAGATACCAGATGCCCCTTCACCACCTGATACACCAGGAAAAACTGCTGAAGATGTAGAATGTCCTCCACCCAATGCAAGGAGGATTGGAGACCTGAATCAGGCAGGTACAGAGAAGGTTGTGGGATATAAACTAAGTCCAGATAAAAAAGAATGCATAACAGAATGGGAGGAACTGTCCTTTACAGAACAATACCTCCCATCAGTTCCTATTGTATCTACTACTGCTACTATTGCTCTGGTTGCAACTTCATCTGCCCTACTTGCCAAGCCCCTAGCTGATCTGCTCCTGAAGGTTGTGAAACCTGTTGTGAAGAAGGTCGTAACCAAGGTAAAAACGATACTGGGGAAGAAGGAACCTGTTTTGTCTCTTCAGGAACGTCAGGCTGCTCAGAGGGATAGGAATCAGGCAATTCAGACTCTGAAGAAGGCTGTGAAGAAGTAGGATTAGTCCAACTAGGTTGTGGTATCTGGTGTTCATGTGGCATTATCTTTCCACCAGGTGCAGTAACAACTACAT